TTCCAAGCAATCGCCAACCCTTCTATATAATCCTGTATATGTTGTATTTGTTACCCATGCTCCAGTGGTCGGTAAAGAAGTCCAAGTATTTATGTTATCTTGAGTAAGCACGTTCATTGTGCCTGTTCCTGCCCATTCAGAAATATAAACTTCAAAAGTAAAGTCGAAATATTGATTGCTTGCTACTTGAGCTGATCCGTTCTCTTTATTGTAATTATTGCTTGCTGTTCTGTAGCCTATGAAAACTTTTCCGGTGTCTGATCCATCATAGAAAAGATCAAATTGTGTTCCTGCTGAAGCTGCTCCTGTTTGAAGATCTCTTCCTTCTCCGAGCCTTGTTCCTACTGATGACGGATATTTTGTGGAGTCAATGCTATAGCCAGCAGGAAAAGCCAAATAGAAGGTAGAAGCAGCCACAGTGCCAGTCTGAAATCTGCCAACAACTGTTAACTTTGTCCCTGTTCTGTTAGCAACATATCTTGCATTTGTTACTGTTCCTGCTCCGTTAACTGTCATTGATAACTCAATTGGAGCTGCTATTACTGCGCCTGATCCTGATCTTTTTTCACCTGATACTTTTATTTGGTTTATAGACAAGCCAGAGGAGCCAGATACTCGCACTATTCTTAATTCATAATAGTCACTGTCTTTAGCATAAAATTCATTACTATAACTTCCATTAAGATTCGGTATTGCACTGGTTCCAGATACATCATTAACTAAATCTACTTCAGTATATGCACCCGAATAATCACTTGCCGCATTTGTATAAACTTCTAACTTATAATCTCCAGAAGCATAATTTGACTCTATTTTCTGAAACCAATTAATACCTATCTGAGTATTTTTCCATGCGCTAGGCATTGTAAATCTAGTGCGAGTATACCCTGTTCCAGATCCATCATTAGTGAATTTTATAGCTGTTGTGAAAGATGGACTAAGGGGAATATCTGCTGCTGTAGTAGTCCGAGAAACAGTGGTTCCAGTTCCAGAGTCTACCCAATCGCCTACACCTGCATTACCATTTGGTTCATCGATTAAATTAAGACTGCTTAATGAAGAGCCTATAGCTGTTTCATTTCCTGCTGAATCTTTCGTGTAAAGAATCCCATTGCGATTGATTGTAGAATGTGCGCCTGAAGCTGGAGTCTGAGCTGCTCCTACTCCTAAGTCAGTTAGGATTGTTGAATTAAATTTGGGATTCTTACTGTGAAACGTCATATAGCAAAGTCCTTTCTGCTATGTGCCTTTATTAGGCATGTGAGTTATTCCGCTATCCTCTGAGCTTCAGTGGCTACACCTTCAGCCGCATTGAAGTTCTTAATACTTGCCTGTTCATTCTCCGCTTCTACTGCCAAGCTACCCTGCAAAGCCTGAACAGCTTGTGGAGTCATTAAAGGATCTAAGTTTGGATCTTTAAATAGTATACCAAGCTGGACTCTTGCCTTAAAGGGTAACTGAGTAGGATTAGCTGTAACCTCTTCAATTATCTTGGACTTAATATCCTGATAGATAACCGGATAGACAGCCTCTAAAGCTTCTACATGGTCTTGTGTGAGCGTTCCTGTCTTAAGCTCTTCTATCACCACAAATGGATCAAGTATGACATCTAACTTTCTATTAAACTTCTCAGTCTCAGAGAAACTTGGCTGCCATGCTTTATTAGAAGCAAAAGGAGAATTAGGACGTGGAGGCTTAGGCGTAATGCTATGCAAGTACTGAAGAGTAGCTGTAAGCTTCATGCCGTAATGAGTCCCGATCATGGGAGCCTCATTCTCAGTAAAGAAGCTGATAGCCTTCTCGATAGTCTGCTGCATACTCTCAGGAGAGTTGATTACAGCTCCTACGTTCTTATTGATCCTCATGAAGTCTTTAGCTCTATCGTTTGCTGGCTTAGTTAAGTCTGGAATGTTCTTAGCTTCTTTAGAGTCACCTTCTCCGAGTAGTCTGATAGCTGCTGAAGTCGCTATATTAGACTTTCTTACCTTGGGAGCATATTTGCCGATCTTGTCTAAAGCTCCTTTAATCTCGTCTAATCTCTTGCCTGTATTCTTCATGGCTTGTTCAGCTATTAGTATCCCTTTAGAGTTCTTAGCGAATAGGTTTGAGAGTATCTGATTACCGTGAGTCCTTGAGTAATTCCTTAATACTGCTCCTACAGCTCCACCTAGAGCTCCTCCTACAGCAGCTCCAGCAGGGCCAGCTATTAGCGCACCTGTAGTAGCACCTACCGTAGCTCCAGCTCCTCCAGAGATATAGCTCGTAAGCCCAAAGTCATTATTAGCAGCTTCTCTTGTAACAGAATGGTCTGAGATCTTTTTAGCTGCTGCAAGGTTAGCGAAGTCTACCTGATTCTTAATGATCCTTTCACCAACTGCCCTATCAAGAGAAAGAGTCTTCTCTCTGACCATTTTATTGATCTCTTTAGGGATAGTATTAACCATGTCTTTAATCGTATATGTTTCAGTTCCAAAGGAAGCTTTCACTTTATCTTGGATTAAAGCTTTATAGTGATTGGCTTCATTAAGCGTAATAAACTCTGTCGGTATCTCATCAATGAAGTTATTAAGCTCTTTGTAGAATGCTGGCCTTAGATTCCCATGCTTTATTTTAAGGTCTACATTGTTTTCTATAGCATTGATTATATTAACGCCTAATTCATTCTTATTGATTAAGGCTTCTGTTCCGTAAGTATTATCAAGTAAATCAAAGTCTTTTCTAATATTAGCGCTCAAATCATCTAATGAGCTTTCAAGTTTCTTATTAAATCCCTTCTGAGGATCTACAATGGCGTAATCATCCATGATTCCATAATTGCGTAGTGTCTCTCCAACTTTATCTAAGTCTTTGCTGACTGTGGTTCCTACTACTTCTCCAGCTTCGTTAAAAGCCTCTTCAACAGCTTGTGTTTTTCCGAGCTTTGAGACAGTAGGGTTAAGAGCTTCTACCGCTAATGCATTTGGATTCATCTTGTCTTTTAGAGCTTCTACTATCTGAGTCTTTGCTTTATTAGCGAGTTCAGATTCTTTGATTGCAGCAGCCATCTTGCCGCCTAAATGGCCTCCAGCTCCAAAGACAGAACCAATACCGAGTCCCATAAGAAGAGTTTCAGCAGCTCTATCAGGCTCTCCTAGAGCCGCTTCTGTAATCGCTTGTGGAGCAGCTACTACTGCGTTTTCTATTCCACTTGCAGCAGCTTTAGTCATGATGCCTTTTGCTAAGGCTTTAGTTCCTGCTGTCGTTCCAGCTTCTATCGCTAGTCTTGAAGCAAGAGATCTCTCTACAAGCTGACCGACTTTTGCTACAGGAGAAAGGGCAAATAGAGAACCTGTAAAGCCAATGCCTCCACCAAAATAGTTTGCAAATTCATGCTGCTCTTTATTGGCGTTTAGTTTGGCTACCTCATAGGGATTGCCTGTCTTCTGTTTGATTATGTCTGGAAGGCCAAGAGCGAATTGATTAGCTGCTTGATAGGCTCCAACCTTCAAAGCTCCCTTGATATTGTCATTTTCTTTGACGTATTCGCGGGTAGCTCTCTCTATGTCTGTCTCTACCGTATAGCCGTCTTCAATTGCATTGGCTATATGTTCTGCTGGAATATGATAAGGCTTTCCATCAGGGCCAGTAGTCCTTACTTTAGTCCCTGCTTTGTAAGCGTATTTACCAGAAAGTATGGCTGCATGGAGTTCTTCAGGATTATTGAAGACTTCCTTCTTTCTGGTTTCAATGTTGAATAAATCACTCATTAATTGGCTCCGCAAAGTTACGCCTATTTCGAGCATCGTTTACTTTTTTAAGACCATACGTTTCAGCTACAATGTCTAGCCCTGTAGAGAGTTTTGAATAGAGCTTATCTAGCTGGCTTTTATTTGTGTTATCGAGACTCCAGAATTTAGATGGGTTAACTGCTACTGATCTCAAAAGTTCCCATTCTGTGTCAGTTACAGCTCCAGTGCCCACAAGCTCAGTCTTGAGCGAGCCCTGCAACATTGAAGAAAGCATCAGCGCATTAGCCCTTAATTCAGGTGATAAAGACTTTCCGCCTGTCTTCGCAATTTCCTGTAACCCTTTAATCAAGTCCTGAGACTTTCTAACAGCCACGGTCTTCTCCCGAAATCCTTTACCCTCATCAAGAGATTGGACTACGCCATAATAACCAGTAGAAGGCTGAATCACTAAAGGACGTAAATCTGCTGGAAGTTTCTCTATTGGGATATTGTAAGAACCGTCCCAGTTAGCAAGATTCACTTCAGTCTTGCCTTTAAGGTCTATGATTGCATTCTGTCTCTGATTCTCTAACTCTCCAATAAGAGCTAAAGCTTCATTCTTCTTAGTCGCATCCTTAGTCTGATTCGCAAAGAGTTCAGCTTGTTTGATTGTAGCTGTCAATTGAGCAGACTTTAATGCTGCCTTTGCACTCGGTAAGTCGTTAAGTTCTTTGTAGTAATCTCCGAGAAGACTCTGAAGGTTAGTTAGGTCGCCTTGCTTGCTCTTGAGCATAGCTGCTTGCTTTTCTACATCCCTATCTATAGCTGACTTAATCATGTCAAGAGCGCGATTCTTTCCACCGCTATATCCAGCCGAATAACCACCAAGCCCTACAGATAAAAGAGCTAAAATTTTAGTTCCTGTACTTTTGTCAGCCCAGTATTTGGTTTGGTCTATTGGATTTGCAGCAATATCAGCCGTCAACTTATCTATCTTTCCCATGGTGTCATTGTATTTTGCTGTAATTGCATCCTGCTTTAGCTGGAACTCCTGATCAATCTTTGCTTGTTCAGCAAGAGAGTCCTGATACATTTTCTTGTCTTCATTAAGCGCTGTCTGCTGGTTAATGACTTCTGCCATGGTAGCCTTCTGCTTAACGTCATAACCTTCTGTAGAAGCACCTCCACCAACCTTCATGTCTGTAAAGACGTTCTGAATAACTGGCTGACTTGCTGGACGTGGCGCTTGTACTGCAAATTCTCCGCTAGCTGTAGGAGCCTGACCTTTAAGGGTATCAATCTCTCTATCAAAGCCGTCTAATTCACTTCTCATGGAAGATAGTTTTCTGTCGATCCCTGAAGTCGCTACTTCAGCAGGAGTCATCTGAGACTTAGCTTTTAGTAGAGTCTGATAATCATCGCTTTTCTTCGCTCTATCTCTAGTCTTCTCTTCTAGTATTTCTACACGTTTCTGCTCGGCTAGGTCATAAGTAGCATTCTCTTTGCCTACCTTATCAGCTTCATTCTTTAGAGCTATTTCCTCTTCTGCAAGCTGCCATGTAGGAACTGGAGCACTTGTCTGCTGTATTGGAGCCTCCCAACCACTAGAGGCTGAAGAGCTACTTGTAGCAGCAGGAGCAGGAGCAGGAGCGTCCCACGTTCCAGAAGCTCCACCTGAAGCCGCTGGCTGCGAGACAGGCATTTGAGCCTGATAGCCCATTTGTGCTGCCTGTTCAGGAGTAATTAGACCTTTAGCGAGCCCAGCTTCTATCTGACTATCATCTAAGTAATTAGCCATTATTCATTTCCTTTATTTTTGCGTAGCAGCAGCAGCTCCAATATCACTTAGAGCACCAAGGCCAGCAGCAGTTTGTTGCGCTTGCGCTGAAGTTCTCGCTCCGTAAGCTTGCGCTCTAATGCCTTCTATTCCTAAATTCTGTCTCACAAGTAAATCTTGTAAAGATTGTCTTCCTTGTGCTCTTTGTTGAGCAGTATTAAGCATTGCGTTTGTAGCTATCTGCCTCTGATTTATGATGTCTTGTCTTCTCTGAAGCTGACTTCGCAAGTTCTCTTGAGCCGCAAGTCTTCTAGTCTCTAAGTTAGTCATTCCTGCTTGCTGTCCGAGCTGCGCTTGTGCTTGCGCTAATTCAGCGTCCATAGCTCTACCTGATTGAAGTGCTCCTGCTAGCTCTTGTCTTGCTGCAATCTGTTCTTGCATTCTATTCATTGCTGATTGTTGAGCGAGTTGTTGAGCGGTAGAAGCTTGCTGCTGACCTAATTGCCTAAGTCCTATCGCTCCTCCTGTAGAGGCTGCCATGGCCATTTGCTGCGCTAGGTTTCTATCTGTAGCTGCCTTAAGTTGTTCATTGGCAAGACTAGGGCCTTCTCCGCGTTCAGCAGCCTGAAGTCTCTCAATCAAACCCATTTGATTAGCGCGTAGTGCATTAGCCTGATTAAGGTCAATCTGAGCTGCTTGCATTGGATCTACGTTAGCCATCTTGTATTTTCTGAAGTCAGAAGCTCCTGTGTACATGTCTGCAAGCCTCTTATCGAGTCTTTTTAGTCCTTTATCAGGAGCAAAAGCTTTCTTATCAACTTCTATAGTTTCTGGATTAAATTTAGGAACAACAAAAGGATCTCTTGCGGCAAAGTAACTTCCTATGCTGCCAATACCTGATGATACCATTCCTTTTGCTCCAGAGAAAATATTTCCTCCTGCGTTAATTCCTCCGCTTATTCCTCCACTTACTTTTCCAAGTCCACCACTTATAGAATCTCCAAAGCCCATAACTATACCTTTCCTGTAACTTGTTGTTGTCTTAGTTTTGCATGTCCTCTTGCTGTTCCTACTAACAGACCAATATCTGAGATCGTTAAACCTTGCTGGCTACCGTCCGTTCCTCCCGTGACAAGCTCTTCGATTCTGAATTTAATCGCTTGGCATTTCTGAGTAGATAGATCCCCACGGAACCTGTAAGCAGAATTAACGCCACCGTATGGAGTGCCAGAACCGTATGGAGTGTCATCGCCGTATTCTCCTATTCCTAATGCTGAAGTCGTATCAAATATGTAAGTATCTATGAATGCACCGTAGTCATAAGCTACTTTTACTTTGAGCTTATGCTCTGATTTGTATTCTCCGAGTATGAAGAATTTCCATACACGTTGGAAACCTGTAATGTCTCCGATGTTAATCCATCCAGTTTCTAGGACTAGCTTTTGAGCCTGATCTCCGATCTTGTAGACCGTATCTGAAGACTGGAGAATCCTGTCATCCTGAAGCATAACAAAAGTATCTTGCCAGATTACCGAGTCCTTAGACTCTAATCTTGGCCTGACCGACCATTGATCAAAGAAGTAGTCATAGACCAGTAGACCGCCATCAGAATGCGTGAATATCACTTTATTGGACTTAGCCAGTAAGTTCCCTGAAGTCGTAGTAAGGTCATTAAAATCCTCTACAGGAGCTCCAATATAAGTGACCTGTAAGCTACCGTCTAATTTATAGAAGCCCTTTAGAGACTTGAACATGATCCCAAAAGGAGTACGGACTACAGACTCAGAACTCGAACACCCTACGTCAGCAGACACGAATTGAGGCTGCGCAAAATCACCGAGCTGGCCAGTAGCATTAGGGCCATCCCCATAAGTGATAAAGAACCTGTCTCTCTTGAATAAGACTAGCTTATCGTCAAGGACTGCTGGAGTGACTATTCTCCCTCCTGCCTGTTCTGTATTCTTCTTTAACCCTGAATTGAACTCTATTGGTCTTCCAGTTACATGCTCTTTGGAATACCAGAAGTCATTATCATTCTCTAATCCAGCAAGGAATATTCTGTTCTTGAACACACATATAGAACTGCATGCAGGAGCAGGTTCATTCTCTAAGACATCTCCAGTCGTGTAGAGGATCTCATTTGAGATTAGGGCCGCATCAGTAATCGTTAACTGGACTGTTACAGTGTCAGCAGTCGGATCGTTATCTGTCGGGGAAGTAATGCTTGTGGCTCTATAGAAGATAGCTCCATTATTCTCAGTCCTATAGCAAACAAGAGAAACGTCCGTTCTAGTAACTCCATCCTTCTCAGTAAGCCTTAGAGTCGGAAAAGTCACGTTAATGAGCTGAGAGGAACCACCACCTGATACGGTAATGCTAGAAGCTACAGAAGGAGCCGATCTATGGACTTGCCCTTTCGAGTCAGTCCATTCATACATGCAGATTACCTGATAAGTTCCGTTAGACATGGAGCCACCCGAAGCCGACTGCCCTAAAGTCACATTCTCAGGGTATAAATGGAAGCCATGCTCTACGACCGATTCACCGTCATACATGGAAAGGATTCCACCAACAATATGAAGGTTTCCACCAAGTTCAGCAGACCTAAATACATCGTCATTAATGAAGTCCATGGAAGTGACAGCTACGCCTTTAGGAGTAAAGATTGTCGCGTTTTCAGAGACTATCCGAACTTTGTTTATTAATGCCCACGAGAACTTAGAATCAGATAGAGCCTCAACATTATTAAGGATCGGTCTGGTAGTAAGTCCTCCAGCAATATTTGGCTGCATTTTGGCTACTACTGTCCCTGAGCTGTTTAGAACAAAGTAAGTAGATTGAAGGGTAGAGTCATGGACGCAACACACATAATACGTTGTATTATCGTCGGTGTCGGTATACCCGAATGCTTTCGAGTAAAGGCCTACAGAGCGCGCAAAGTCTGAACTCGTTCCCATCGTGCCATCAGACTTCATTTCAGTCTGTCTAATGTACTGGTTATAGCTACTTGCAGCACTTACTTCATAGAGGAGCTGGACTCCTGTGGACGTGTAATAGCCTGTCATGTTTACGACATTGCTGGCTGTAATCGCTTCTACCGTCGCTACTGTCTTAAGGATTCCAAAACCGTTGTTGTAGATGACTCTTCTAACTCCGTTAGTATTGTTCTGATAGGCCACATAGATCTCTGAAGAGTTATCTCTTGCTAGTATCATGATAGAATTAGTTCCAGCTTCAGCAATCGTAGTAATAGCAGGGTTAGTAAGTAATGTTAGCTCATAATTATAACATTTAATCTTGATTTGATTAGCACCTTGCACATTATAAGCTAAACAAAATCTCACTTCTTTATAGTTAATCATGTCGTAGGTCGGATTTGTAGTATTCACTCCAGAAGTTAACTCTATGGCCGCATCAAAGGCAGTAGGTGATAACGGATTGAGTCTACGCGCATAAAGAGAGCCTGACTTGTAATAGATGACATACAGGTAATCAGAAAAGTGAAGACATCTGACTCTACTTGCTGAAGCGTCTATAACCGTATCGGTAAGAAGGGATACTCCTGAGTTCTCATCAAATACGGAAGCTCTAACGCCACCACGAGAGTCTTCCCATGCGAATACCTTAACACCATTATTTGCAGCAAAGTCTGCTTGTGTCTGCTGGACTGTATTCTTGATCACTTGATCAGTTTCCACGATAACTGAAACAGCAGTCCCTTTATCGATAAATTTATTAATCCCTGAAGAATAGGCATATAGCTTCTGATTTTGATAGACAAGTAACTCATCTCCAAAAGTCGCAAGAGAATCCGCTTGCGTCAATACATCAGTTCCAAGTGTTTCTGTTGGTAATTCAGTGAATCCTTTAGCTTTATCTATTCTGTTATATTTATTAAATTCAGCATTCTCTAAGACTGCAAGCTTACCAGCAGCTAAATGCTTCTCATCAGTTTTGGTATCTATGCCCTGACTGAAGTTAAGACTCATTATTTGCTTATCTAAAGCCATTAAACCGCCCACCATTTAGAGATGCCATCGGAGATAAGAGTCAATGCTCCATAGTTCCAGTCAATCAAGTATGTTGTATTTGAACCTTCAATCAAGTCAGTTCCGTTTGGGACTACTGATATATTATAGGTGTTTGCTGTTCCTGTTCCGTCTTTTAAAATTACATGAACACTATCGGTAGCAGCAGGTAGATTGATAGTCCTTGCTGCGCTTGTATCTATGACCAACACTTTCTGAGAGTCTGCTGTAGTCACTGAATAAGGATAAGAGCTTACAACCAGCGTAGAAAAAGCCCCTGTCCCTGCGATATTAAGTGATCCTCCAGAAGTAATTTGAACTGCTGTCCCTGCGCTGTTAATCCAATAAAGATTTGATCCAACACGCTGTAAAGAGCCAGTGTCAGAAGTCTGAGTAGCAGATAAGTTCTGAAGTGCCACCACTTGAGTTTCTGTAAGCTTATTATTATTCATCTCAAGAGTAGCAGTAATGTTTATCCCTGAAGGGCCTATTTTTGTTCCACTTCCTGTAGAATGATCATGTTCATCTATGAGCTCTATAAGAGCGTTAAGAAGCGTTGCCCATTCTGGCCCTGAAGTAATACTAACTTCAGGTAACACTAAATTCATTTTATCGGTAGTCGTAGTCATCTTAAAACACCCATAAGCTAATCGTTAAAGTTGTTGTAGAAGCGTGAGCTGAGTTTAAATCAAGAGTATTGTTAGGAGTAGGATTTGATGCCTGACCGTCCCAGAAGTTACAGTCTGCTGATTGCCTTATGATAATCCATCCCTGTAACGGTCTGCCTAATCCATGACTAATTACTTTCTTAGTCCCTACTGTAATAGAAACTCCTGTAATGAGCCTTCCATCAAGGATAGCTTTAGAGCGAATAACCTTGAACGACTCATCAGTAGTATCCATGACTCTTGATAAATCATCCTTATCAGACCTAATTCTTCTAAACGATGGAATCAATAGAACCAATCCTTTGCATAGACATCTGTTATGGTATCAGCGTCACCAATATCTCTATTAGCTGCTGCTTGTTCAATTCTCTCTGTCTGCAATTGCTTCTGTGCTGATAAAGTCTGTACTAACTCGTAGTTCTCTTCCTTAGTAGCTGCTTTCATGGCAGAATCAAGTATCACATACTCTTCATAGCCATTGACCTCATCAAGAGTATCTCCATCTGCTGATAACTCAGTAGCCTTTGGAACATACCAAAGTCTATAAGTCCCTTCTGCTCTACTAGCAGGAGCTATTTTGACGTTAGAACCAAGTAAGCGATAACGAACGATAGGAAAACGTAGCCTATTTCTAACAGCCTCATCAGAATCTCGGTTTCGCTCATTGAAGTTAAACCTTTCCAGCTTCTCCCATGAAGCCGAAGTAGTCCCAGCCGTTCCTGATCTAAGTACATCTATCCCTACTACTTTGTAGAAGTTAGAGGGCAAAGCAAAAGAATCTGAACCAGAAGCTATAGTATTGCTGTAATTCTCAGTAATGAAATAGTCTTCAAATTTGAGGACAAGCAAGTCATAGAGTTCTTTGTAGGCTGCATTGATAAAAGCATTCCACTCGGCATCAGTAACAAACTTACTTTTTTCCATGTCAGCACGTTGCTTGGCTCGTGTTCTTATAGTTGAAAGTGTAACACTCATAAGATCCCTACAAGTGAGAAGGAGGCCTTACAGCCTCCCATAATTAGAATGACTCTGAATTTCTTAAAACAATAGTAACCCAAATCTTAAAGCCAGAAGTCGGGTTAGTATCTGCTCCAGCAGCGTCCAAAACCTGAATATCAAATGTAGGAGTTGAGTCTGCTACTGACACGTTACGGATTGCAAACAAGTGTCCACCTGTAGATGGAGCCGCATCTGCTGCAATTTCCATGACGCACTGGCAATTCACAAATCCCACATAAGAGTCTTCTAAGGTCACTGTGTAGCGGCCTGTCTCTGAGCCAGTCTTTGCTACCGACCAACCTTTAGTTGAGCTGGAATCAATAGCACCTGAAGAGCCGATAGTAATCGAGCCGTAAAGCTGGACTATACCGTTCTGGAGAGTGCTTACCTTTCCGTTAAATAATCTATCTGCCATAAATGAATCTCCGTTAAAAAGAAGTGAAAGGAGGAGCGATTAGCTCCCCCAAGAGAAAACTAGATAGTGACATTGATGTTGTATGCTGGAGCCCAGCAACCTAAGTTTCCGTAGAATGCTGCTCGGTATTCAACACCGTCATCAGAAGCTTGTCTAAGCATGTTAAGTCCATCAGCGTCTACAACGCGAACCGGATCTCCGATAGAGCAAAGCTTCCATGTATCCATCTGCATACCTGCGATAAATCCTGCTGGGCAGTTCTTATCAGCTACGCACTTGATTGGGCCATTTTCACCGTCTACAAGAACGCCTTGGAAAGAAACTTTAGGAGAAGCTACTAGATCAACGTATTGAACTTTGCTTCCTAGAGCTTTTTTCAACTTAGCTAGGTTCTTGTGGTTCATGAAGAAATGATCCATCATGCCACCTTCACGGCTAACTTGAGCGTCAGCTTCAATCAAAGCCTCTTCGATTGGAACGCCTGTAGCAGTAAGTCTGTTACCACCTAAGCGAACAACGTCTGGAGTTCTGTCTACACCGAAGAAGGTAGTAGCAGAAGGAGCTGAACTTGGAACCCAAGCTTCAAAACCTGCTAGACCTAAACCACGGTCGCCGTTGATAAAGATGTAGTCATCAGCAGCAATTGTTCCTGAAGCAGTGTAAGTAGAACCACCGATAGTGAATGTTCCAGCGTTACGGTCTACAGCAGTAATAACCATTGTAGAGTTAGTGCCGTCATAAGTTCTTAGAGAACCGCCAGTCTTAGCTGAATACATGACGATTTGGTGGTTTACTTCGAAGTTAGTGATGTCTTGGATATTCTTTAGAGTGATTGTGAATCCTGCAACCTCTGAAGGTTCAGCATTTACTTGACCACGGTAAGCAGAAGTATCTCGGAACATGTTGATCGCAAGAGAGCGAGTAAGTGATAACAACGCGCCATCAATCTCGTTAGTAGCAGCTTCGATGAATGCGTTAGCGTCACCTTTAGAAGCTAGTAGAGTCTCTCCGTCGATTGTTGCTAAAGAGTAATCTTTAACGCGAGTCAAAAGAAAGTCTTCATACTTTGAACCTTGAGCTGTAGAGCGTGTCTGAGCTGTAGAGAAAGTCTTAGAACGTCCTTGAGGATTACCGTACTTGAGTACGATTGGAAGGTTTCGTCCACCAAAGTTAGTATACTTTGGAACAAGAGCATACCAAGGGTTGTTCTTGTAAGTGGTGTCTCTGACTCGCTCACTAATGTAGTGCTGTTTTAATACGGAATCAAAAGCCGTTAAGTCTAAACCTGAAGCCATGTGAATATCTCCTGATAATAAAGTTAGTAATTAATAAAGTGCTTTTATTTGCGCTGAACTCATTACAGCCTATATCAGGTTCTCTTCTTATTTAATTGCTCATGAAGCATGGCAATCATTCTAGCCTTACTTTCGTCTTCTGATAAGTAGTCCGAGCCTGTTTGCCCTTTAGGAGCTGCATTAGCGTATACGTTCGTTAAGGTAGGAGAGACATCATTAGGCTTCTTAGTCTCATTTGCTTGATTAACGCCAAGCACCTTCAACGCTAACTCCTTAAACTTATCGACTTTCAGTAAAGGATCTAATCTTTGCTGATAGTATCCTTCTACTTTAGAAACCGCATCTGATAATTTCATTATCTCTTCAGTCTCTTGGTAATGGCTATCTATTACATTATAGACTGAATCTATAAATTCATCACCTAGTGCCCTGTAGAGGGAATTATCAGCAACACTAAATTTAATCTCATTCTTGAACGTATTGACCGCATTATGCTTCGCTAACTCCTGCTGATACTCGATTTCTCGCTGTCTTTCCTCCTGAAGAGCAGCTAATTGCTTGCGAACCTCCTCAACTTGGTGTTCTGGAGTCATCTTTCTATCGTTAATAACGTAGTCAGTAAGCTTTTTATAATCCCAATTATGCTTTTCTAAGAATTTAAGGGGATCTTTAGTGAGTCCCTCTTCATATTCTCTGATTTTAGCTTTAAGTTGATCATAATCAGCATACTGATTCTTAAGTTCCTGCTCTTTCTTCCAGAAAGCTCGCTCTCTCTTAGTCAATTCATTGAACTTAGAGAAATAAGCGTCCCTGTCTATGACTGGTTCTTCTTTTTTTGCCTCTGTAGCTGGAGCTTCAGGAGGAGTAGCAGGAGTAGCCTGTACTTCTGCTGCTGGAACTGTCTCGGTGTTACTAATTTGTCCTGTGGTTTGATCAAAACTTGGCAATCCTTCGCCCTGCTCACTCATAAATTCTCCTTATTATTGTGGTATTTGAGACATTAAATCAGATGTCGGTAATGGTTCTGGAACAGCAGCTCCCTCCATTGGCACTTCTGCTGGAGCCTGTGGCATCATAGCTGGAGCTTCTGGCATCGGAGGATTAAGCAAACTATTCACGTCATCCATAAAGCGCAAAAGAAGCTCTAAACGGTCTTCAGGATAGTCTTCTGCTATGCCCATATTGTATTGAGTTTGAGCCCATTTAAGCGCAAAGGCTAAGTCCATTGGAGGCTCAGGCACTTGTGGTATACCGTCCTCTAAGATCTTCTCTACCATACGTTTAACGGCATTCCTATTAGCCATGGTAATAGAAGCCTGTCCTTTAAGGTCTGGCATCTCGAGAAGCTCGTAAGCCTCTTCCTTGCTAAAGAATCCTGCTTGTGTGAGCTCTTGCACCTTCTGAAGTCTTCCTGCTGGAGTCGTAGGAAGTGAACCTGCTGGGAATACTCTTATGTGATACTTATTCTTCTCTAAGTAACAGTCAGACCATTTGATTGACTTCATGAACTTATCGTCTTTGACAGTCATGGTCGGATCGATACCGCCATCGTAAATATCACAGGTCATGTCAATAATAATGCGAGTCGCATCAAGATACATGTCTTCATAGCGCTGTCCGGCAAGCATGAATCTTTCAGACTCAATATCTTGGAACTCCCTTAACGCTACTGCTGATTCTAGCCCTGCTGGTTTCTTACTTTGAGCCGATAACTGACTAACGCCAACTATCTCAAATGCCTTCTGATAGAGTCTCTCTAAGTGCTGATAGATCTCAGAGTTCATGGCAGTAGGAGTCATGAAGGTAGGAGGAGAACCAGTATAGTAATTCTTCTGGCCAATCTTATTACTCATCTTTGCGTTGTTAGCTCTATTGGATATATCTAGCCATACTTGTGGGACTGACAGCAAATGCTGCGCTTGCTGGATATTCCCTAGTATCTTATTGATCTCTAGTTGAAGTCCCTGAAGCTCTTCAGCAATACCGATACCCCAGAAGCCAATAAGAGAAGGAGTCCACCGTAAGAACACAAACGGATAATAGTCTTTCTTGTATTCCTCACAGAAGAGAGTCGCATTCTCAATAGAGATACAATGCATGCCGTCTTTAGCGTTCTCACCGCTTGGCAAGTGCCAGCTTTCTACAACCTCAATCATGTCAGTAGTCGTTTCTGTCAGATTGTCTAAGTCAGTATTTCCTGACTTGCATTGAGCTATATGGCCATAGTGCTTTGGAAACAGTTCAGCAATGACATCTCTATGCATTAGCTTTACTTGATGAATTTGCCGTGGGCATTCATTCATGCCGTCTATATCATCAATGAATAACTCATTGACGTTAACTTTCTCGGCCTTCACTTCATTGCCTTGTCTGAAGAACTTGATCGCTCCGAGCCCATAAACAGCACTATCAACAAATGTACGTCTACCGATACCGTACATGGTGCGGTAATCACCTGAGCCAGTCCCAATAGAGTCGAAAGATCCCTCAATATACATGCTAAGGTTCTTTGCCCTGCGCTGTAACGAGTAGTTACCTTTCTCAGTAATAAACATAGGACGTGGCTTATTCTTAGCGAGCTTGGCAGATACCGCATCAATACAGACCTTAGTCACGTTGTAACTCATGCGTCCTGACAGGACTTTAGTGTTAGTAGCAAGCCTGTTAAAGGTAGTCGCTGTTATCCCTCTTATGGGTAGATCATTATAGAACTGAGCGTAGCGAACAAAGTTTGATCTACGAGTAGAAGAGTTAGACTCTATCTGCTGCTTTACAGAGAAAACACTCTTATGGACTTCTTTCTTGTCTTCTAGCCACCAACGTGCCTTCCCTGATCCCTCATTTGTTTCTGACTGATTGTAATAAATCTTATTTGCCATACTTAATAATCCTCTTCCTCTTCTTTAGTCTCCATAATCACTTGTGGTAGACCTGCGTTAATCTCAATATCCCCGATCTTTACTTTAGCAAGATTAAACTTCTTTAGAACCTCTGCTGAAGCCTTTAAGATCTTAATCTTTCCCCTCACAGACGCTACTGCGTCGCTCACTTCTCCCACCATGGCCTTTCGTCCTCCTCTGACATTTTTTGGATCTCTCGTTCAAAATATTCATCCATAAGCTCCTCATCTGAAAGCCTACGATTATCTACTTCACGTTCTAAATAGGAATAGCAGTAACGCCATGCATAGAGGGTTGCGTCGCATAAGTGATTCTCACAGGACTCATGCTCTACTCTCTTAGGCTGCTCCTCATCCCATACTAGCTTCTCATATTCATCAAACAAGGGAGCACAGGTAGAGGACAAAAACTTAATACGGTTAGTCATGAAGTCCGAGTTCATGATCTCTATGAAGTCCGCTTTCCCATGTTTTTCAGCAGACTCTAAAGGTATACCGTAGCGCTGTCTTATCTCTTCAGTAACCTGCTTTGAGGCATTATCGACAATGATCTTGATTGGATGATATTTGTCTATCAGTATGCGAAGTGTTGCAGCAACATCAGATACGATCATGCCCTTCCGCTTAAAATTCTCCACACCATATAAAGTCCCATCGTTAGGGAAGTAGCCCAGAACGCTAAAAGCAGTAGGATCATCAAAACCCAAATCAACTCCGATAATGCATGTAGCGTCCCTAATATCACTTGGGAGCTTTTCGATTGTGTCTCTTTCCCTCTTAAAACGGTAAACGTATTCTTCATTATCAATCACCCATTCTGCTAGTCTGTTTCTACGGTAGGCTGGAGTATTAACAATATTAGGATCTCTCTCTTTGACTCGCTTCTCCTGTATCCGCCATTTTTCTTCCATGTAGGGATTGTCGTAGGTAGTCCATTTATGCCTAGTCCAGCCTTTCTCCTTGCCCTGAGAGACATCTGCAAAGAAACACCTGATCAAAGGCGAAGGAGTCCCTGTAAGGATAATCTGACCGTCATAGTCTGCTACTGCTGGCTCCAGATTGTCGTAGACTAGCTTTCTAATGTCCTGCCTGTAAGAACCAGCCTCATCGATAATAACTATCGAATACTTTCCACCTAAGAACTTCTCCATCTCTTCAGGCTTCACGTCAGCTCCTACAAGCTGGAACATGGAGCCATTCGGATAAGTCATGCAGAGGAATGTCTCGTGGGGATTGCCGCCAAGGTTAAAGCGTTTATTGATGTCCTTGACCACGTTATTCCAGAGTATGCGCCTTGCAGAATCCTTGGTTAAGCCAATGTATAGAGCCATAGAGCCCACATGCTTATTAAATAAGACATCATGAGCCTTTAGCCCTGCTCCATAACTCTTTCCTGCACGTCTAGTGCATAGAGCTGAAATCAAGGGACTCCTGTCTTCAATAAACTTAGCTTGCTTCGGGAACTTATGATCAACGAAATCAATCTTAGTAGCTTTAAGACTTGACCTTCGCTGGAGTTCCAGTAGCACGAGTCTCGCTTCGTCCTGATCCATTCTTTACCCTGAAATAAATTGCGTTAGTTATTGGCGTATGAACTTCAGATACCAGTCCCTTAGCGAGCTGCTCCCTCACGTAGATAGAGAAAACTCCTTCATGCAGGGTAATCTTGTAACGGTCATCATTAAAGAACCCCATTACATTATTCCCAATGTCTACCGCTTCCTTAAGCTTTACACTCTCAATATCCATCATAATAGTGACCTCCCATGAGTAAAAATGGATTGTAGATTAATCGTCCGCTGTACTTATCCCTTAGAAAAGGGAAATACCATGTGTCATGTGTTGCGACACAAGGCCTTTCATTGATGCCTACTGACTCCAGCAGGTAAGAAGCTATCCCATTCTTTCTGAATGAGTTCTTCACGTAGATATAGTGTATGACAGCAATATTCTGGAGATCTTCAAAGACTATATAGCCGAATATGTGAGAAGGATCTTCAGAATCACAAGCAATATACACACACGAGTCCTTAAGGATTCGATGCATCTGCTTAGTCTGATTCTCAAAGTATAACTTAACGTCCATTCGATACATGATCGGAGACTTCCGGTAGGTATATGACCAGCTATTATAAATGAAGTTTAGATCATTCTGGTTTGCTTCTCTCAGAAGCATTGGTAGGTTCTTGGCACTGACTGCATTCTTTTCTGCATTCTTCACTTCGTTCATCACATTCACTCCTTCGGAGTTCATCTTTCCTGTCCTTGGAAAAAAGCCCTATAGGAGCCTCTTTAGGATCTCCTGACTTATGTGGGTATGACTTGATATAAAATTGTGCTTGCTGCTTAGAGAGTACTTTTCTCACTGTGAACCTCCTGTTCGTCAATGATCTCTGCTGCCAGTATGTTCTTAGCCTCTTCAGCCCTAGCCAGCAGCTCTTGGTCGCTCAACTTATTCACCACATTAATATCTATGCGCTTGGCTTCAGCTACCTTGCCGATAACCCTATCTAACATCATGTTCAGTTTCTTCTCGTTACCTTCTCTGATACCTGAGTAACAGACTCGAGCTACCATGTGCTGAATGACCGGAAGCGTGTCGTTCTCAATAATCTCTTTAAGCTCAGAGAGACTCATATACATGAACTGAGTGAATAGCTCTTGAGCCTTCCTCTTGGTCATCCCTGCTACGATCCGTGTATGCATGTCTATAGAACCTGTTCTGGTTAGCCCTAAGTGCTCCTTCTCGATAGCCGTTAACTGCTTACGAGTAACTGGCTTCAGTTCAGGAGCTTTCCGCTTTTTTCTGACCATACTGCTATTTTCTCTTGAATCTATTAAAGAACTTGTCCCTACGGTCAGCACGAGTAGCCATTCGCTCATTGAGCTCAGACTCTACCTTCGGTCTATTCCATGCTTTAATGCACAAGAATACACAGAAGAATAGTGCTGCAAGACAGGCAAGTGTTACAATTAGGGAAGTCATACATCTATTATTAACGCTTTTAGGAGAATTAACAATGAATTTTGTGAGATTTGTAGAAACTAAGCCCAATTGTCTTCACATTTTAGTATCAAATAACAAATATTCAGTAGCCAGAAAGCTCCGCTACCTGAATGGCATGTTCCTTAAGTTTAGAATTAAAAGGCAGATTAGAATTGCAGAAAGAGTCTTAAGAGTCTTAGAGGCTACAGACCGTAAGGCAGATAAAGCCGTTTGCCCAAAAGAGGGCAATTAGTTCTGACTCATGCCCATTAACCCTTTAGCCCTCTTTGCCCAAAAGAGGGCAAATCAATCTTTAAGAGGCTGATAGTAATCCTGATTGAACTCAGGGTCATCAAAGTCAAAATACTTTAAAGACATAGAAGTAGCGTCAATATAACTGTCAGCATGCGCTACAAGCAAAACCACAAGCAAAAACAAATCAGAAGAGGAATAGACTAATCCTCTACGACCGAGAAAGTCCTTAAGCTCAGTAGCTATGATGCCGTAGGAGTCCCTATCCCAAGGCTCATCAGGAGTGTCAGTATAACTGAATGCACCACGCCTTAGAGCGCGATAACAGAGATTAAAGATGTCTGAACCGTCAATATGCATGGGAGCCTCCAGAAGCGCGATATAGCAAGAAAGGGGAAGTTTGGAAAGCGGGGAAATAGTTTTGGGGAGGGGTACAAAATAAAAGGGTATCCCGTATCGACTCGGACATGCCCCCCCTACCACGCGAATTAATTCCAGCAATCTCGCCTAGTTGCGTTTTTGAATAGCTAATATTAGCTAGTCTATGGCTGAGTAGCCTTCCTAACTAACGTAGCTCTTATCGGAATATTCCAGAAAAACTTTAGAACAATCTTATAAGCTCCTGTATTTACTTGTAACTTTATTAGTTTTGACTTGATAGGCGTTCAATTAACTACTCTT